GCACTCGACAATAACATGATGGTCGAGGACATGAAGAAGGTTCTCATTAAAGAGAATCCGGGACATGAAGTTACCTTTAAGGTGCAGTAAAAATTGTCGGAGAAGACCGACATTAAATAATCATTTGTCGGGACACCGGGCGTAGACAGGTGTAAGCGGAAATACAGAGAGGTCATGGGAAGCCGCTACCGAATGAAACCTCTCTACTAATTCAAGGAGGACAAACATTATGGAAGTTATTAGAAACATGACTATTGACACTGAACTGTTTGAACTGGGAGACATTATCTCCTTCACACTCACCACAGGGGAGAAGGTTAAGGCGAAAGCCATTCGTGAGACCCCGAACGGTATGCTGTTCATCACTGTTGACTGTCTCAAAGACGAACAGAAAATGTTCGAGAATCCCGGCAGAGCCGAAAAGGTTGACTACGAACATTCCGACCTTCGCAAGAAGCTGAACGGCGAAATTTTTGAGAGCTTCCCGGAAGAAATCAAGGCTCGCATGGTTGGTATGCGAGTAGGTCAGACGAACTGCTTTGATATGCTCCGTATTCCTACCGAGCGTGAAATCTTCGGAGAGAACCCTTGCGGCAAGGACGAGCCTGTATCTGTAAGACGCTTTTACGGTATGGAGAACCGCCGTGAGCGTATCGCTTTCCAAGGTTCGGAGACAGGTACATGGGAATGGTACTGGTTGCAGAACAAAGTTGAGGATTCCGCTTCCGTTTTCGCCATTGTCGACAACGGCGGTCTTGCGACCTGCACCCTCGCTTCCCATTCTATTGGCGTTCGCCCGGTCTTTCTCTTATCCTAAAATCTCGCCCCCTTGTGGGGCGAGTTCAATAAAGAACGGAGGTGAATGTCGTGCAGACAAGATGTGAAGATTGTGAGAAAAGATGTGTCTGTCACGCTTGCCCTCTACATAATCAATGCCGCTACGCTTTGAGGTGCAAATCCTCAAAGTGTTACTGCGGAAAATATAGGAGGTTATCAGAAAATGGAACAGAACAAAATATGTCCTCTCCTCACGACTAACACTGTCGTAGACGAGAATAACACCGTGAAAATTGGCACACAGCCTGTTTTCTGCGTAACCGAGCAGTGTTCGTGGTGGTTGGAGGACAAACAGAAATGTGCAATCGCAGTTTTGGGAGGTAAGAAATAATGGCATATTACATGAACAAGAACGTCCCGGCGAAGCGAGGAGATATTTTTTACATTTCCAACTCCAAGTGCTACGCCACAGACCCGAGTAATGCAGAGGGAAGACCAGCAATCGTTGTCTCCTCTGATAAATTGAATGAACACGCAGATGTTGTCGAGGTGGTCTATCTCACCACAAAGGAAAAGCGTCTCATGCCTACTCATGCAGAGGTGCTGTGCAAGATTCCTTCAACCGCTCTGTGTGAGACCATCTACACGGTCAATAAGGACAGGCTGGGTGATTTCGTCCGTACCTGTACCGATAAGGAAATGGAGGGTGTCAATGCTGGAATCCTCTGCTCTCTCGGTATCGCCGCTCCTGTGGTCGAGGGCGAGACTGTTGACAACTCTGTAACAGTCGAGAGGAATCTTTACAAGCACCTCTATGAAGACCTTCTCAATAAGGTAATGGCGAGGTGACAAGTAATGCAAGAGCTTTTTGAGACACGAAACGGTCGTGTCATTATGGACGAGGATTTATCCTCGAAAATGTATCTGATTAAACAGTACCACCCGGAAAAGGCTGACGAAACTTCCAGCGGCTTTGAATGGTCTGAAATGGGTATGGCAAACCTGTTTGGCTTGCTCTACTCTCACGAAGCTCGCTACTGCCCGGAACACAAGAGCTGGTACACCTATCACGAGGGAGCATGGCGTAAGGACGAAGGAGCAATTCTCGTGTCCGAGAAGATTAAAGATTTCGTCCGTCTGATGATTCTCTACTGTGGTGAAATCGAGGACGATGATTTACGAAAGTCCTACACCGGGTTCGTCAATAAGATGGGTGACAGGCGTATGCGAGATAGAATCCTCAAGGACGCAACAGGTGAGCTTCGTATCTCTGCTGTGCAGTTTGACGCAGACCCCTATCTCATTAACTGTCTCAATGGTACATACGACCTTCGAGATTTCTCCTTCCGGGAACATAGCTGGGACGATTTTCTCACCATGCAGACAGCATTTAGCCACACTATCTCCAAGACGGTTAAGTGTAAACGCTGGGAGAAGTTTATTAAAGAGGTCACACAGAATGACGAAGACAAGGCAGACTTCCTTCAAAGAGCTTTGGGTTATTCCATGCTGGGTATGAGCAATGAGGAGTGTATGTTCATTCTTCATGGTAAGACCACTCGTAACGGTAAGTCTACTCTACTTAACACCATCGAGACTATGCTCGGTGACTATGCCAAGGTTGCCCCGGTCGGTATGATTTGCCGTGGAGACCGTCAGAAGGACGCAGAAGCCGCCAGCCCTACCCTTGCCGGGTTGAAGGGTAAACGCTTCGTCACAATGTCCGAGAGCAACGAATACGGCAAGCTGGACGAGGAGAAAATCAAACAGCTTACAGGTGGTGAGGAAATCTCCGCTCGTGCGCTGTATCAGTCGGCAATTACATTCAAGCCGCAGTTCACGTTATGGCTTTCCTGTAACGACCTTCCGATGGTGACAGACAAGTCCCTGTTCGCTTCCGAGCGTATCAAGGTGGTAGAGTTCAACCGCCACTTCTCCCCGGAGGAACAGGACACCCACCTAAAGGACGAGCTGTGCGAACAGTCCAGCATGAGTGGCATTTTCATGTGGCTGGTGCGTGGGTATATCCACTACAAGGAGCGTGGACTTGCAATGAGCGGTAGTCTGAAATCGGTTGTCACCAAGTACGAGCGTGATAATGACCTCGTATTGCAGTTCCTCGAGAACCGCTGTGAGCGTGTCCCGGAGGAAAGCTCGCCAACCGTTATCAAGGCGAAAGACCTGTATAACGCTTTCAAGATTTGGGCGAAGTCCGAGGGTGCTTATATCCTGTCGGCTCGTAAGTTCAATTCTGAAATGGAGCGTCACCCGGAGTGGTTTGACAGGAAATCGACATCGAGTGGTTATGCAACCTATTGTGGTCTGAAATTGAAGGAGGTGCTGTAATGAGCAAATATCTCGAAACCCTTCCGCAGTATCACTTTGACAGAGACGATTTCTGTAAAGTGTTCGGAGAAGTTTTCACCGATGATGAAATCATTGACATTGATGTAATGTGTGGTTATCCACAGAACACAGAGAACTTCCTTCTCTATCGCTGGGAAGACGAGTTCTATATCATTCATCGTGACAGCGGCACAATTATCAACTGGTATAAGCATTTGGGACGAACCAACACCTGTAACAAGGAAGGATTCACCCTCGCTGATTTGAAGGAGCTTCTGCTTCTTCTCAAGGAAGACTTGAAGGAGGAATCGTAATGCAGTTAGCAGAAAAACAGGAGTTGGTACGGCTCTTGAACCTGTACCAAGCTGACCTTCTCATGGACAACGACAACAATATCCGGGAAGCCGCAAAGCACTCGGGTAAGAAATGGGAAGGTACTTACAAAACTGGTGTGAAAGCCCAGTACGAACACGCTCGTGTCATTGCCGCAAAGCTGTCGGTAGAAATCGGCAAGTCGGTAAAATCTTACTACGAGCTGTAAAGGAGGACACTGTTATGAATATGGTTTGCAAATGCGGCGGCAAGGAGTTCTTCACCGAGGAACACGGCAATCAGACAGGGCTTTACTGCTCCGCTTGCGGTAAGTGGCAGAAATGGCTCAAGAAGGACGAGATACGACTTTTCAATCATGGTGTCAAAGTAGAGAACGCTTCTCTGCTGGAACGTCTCAAGGCTCGTATCGAGGAGAGTGCAATCAAGGTATCTACCGTCAAAGCTCCGCACACCTACATGAAAGCTGTCGGCACGAGGGAGCTTGAAAAGATTCTCGAGGAGGAGTTGGGAAATGAAGACACGAAACGACATACTTGCTGAATACGTCCGCAGTCGTTACCCCGAGATTGAGAAGACCTTCGACTTTGCCGCCTACTCTGCTGGTGTGGCTCTCAAAGAGTTCGGCAGATGTATCAAAGAAGCGTTCGGAGGTACTGTTGAGGAGGTAGACGATGTTTGCGATTCAGAACATTAAGACCGGGAAGTTTTTGTATGGCACAGACTACCGATACCGCCCTCCTCACCAGCGTACCAGCAACACGAAAATGCTTACTTACAGCTCTATCGCAGAAGCCGCACACGACTTTTGGGTTAAGAGGAAGTGCGGCAAAGATTACAGAATCGTTGTGCTGAAATCTGTTGAGGTTAAGCGAGTGATTGACTACTACGAGAGCAAAAACTTCATTTAACACAAAACGGATAAGTAATTATCAAAAACGACATTTACCGAACTATCTGAAAAGGATTGAAAAACAATCTTTTCATAAGAACGAGTTATTCTTATTATTACAGTAGTTAAAGTAGCTGTTCTCAAGGTATTGCGTGTAACTTCCTTTATATAGAAAAATCCATATATATAGAAGTTATACGCAAAAACCGATTTTCAACTACTTCTACTACTGCAATAAGAATAAGAAGAAAGGAGACCGAAATGGATATAGATAAACTGTTAGCAGACAGTTCCGAGG